CCTTTCACCATATTTTCCTAAAGGATCCTGGCCGACAAACCGGTAAAGTGGTAAACCGTCCTGATTAGTCACAAATTCCGTCGCCTAGTGGTATCATTACATCGAGTTAGTGTTGCTCCGGGGAGTCCCTAGAGTAAAGGTTCTTAGCCGAGTCTTTCGACGACGGCCTCACACCATCTAAACAACACCAACTCTCCCACTAACCCCCCATCCAAGGTAGCAGATGGGCCAGCCGAAGCTTGGTACCTGAGAATTTGCTTTGTCTCAGAAGTCGAAGTAGGTCGGCAATATGCCTAAAGACCCTACCGCGCCCTTCGAACGATCTAGACACCCGCGGTTTCCACTGTTAGCCCACCGATAGTCCTCGACTCCATCCAAGGTAACTGACCCAAAGGCCAGCGTTGCTTCTCAAGCAGGTTGATACGATCGTAAACACCTTTCCAGATATTGCGAACAGGATCACTAAGTCGCGATCTGTCCGGAACAAGTGAATTAGCTTCACGAACCCATTCGTCCAACCGGCTCTTGACTACCTTGAGACTAGCTTTGCCCTCAGTGACAGACGGGAAGCCTCCGCAGAGACAACACGCTAAGGCAACAGACCCACAGATATACATGTAGTGATCTATGAGCGTCCTACCGTCAGCAGAGGTACTCACAAAGCCAGAAGATGGTCTGAGACCCGTAAAGAGACTACTTTTAACATTATCCGACACCTTAACTTCCTTCGTTTTAAGCCAATTGTCAAAGCAATCATCGGCAATTGTCAACGCAAAGAACCTAGAAGGCCCCCATTGTTGATTAAATTCCCAACAAGACTTCAACTGACCTAAGTGACGAATTAGATCGAGCGGCTTTTGCGCCAATACACACCTCAAAGCTCTGGCCCATTGGGGAGTTAGCTTAGAGACAGAATGCATGACGACTTGCCTAGAGGCAGGGAAACCCGCCCCCCCGAATATTCTTGGTAGAAAAGGGTCAATACCGTGACGCCTGACCATGCCAATTTGCTTGGCCAGGAGTGCATGTAAGACGCGAAGATCGGCTTTACTGTGTGGTGCGGTATAGAGCGTCATAGCCCTGTTCCATAGAGGTGCACGGGGGTTACCCTGCACTTTTGGCTTCTCCGACAACACAGAAAGGGACCGAGTCCTGACCACTTCGAATCTAACACCACCTATCACGGTCCACACGGGAAGGATGAGTTCCTCCACGAAACAACCAGCATTAGTCGATTCAACATCCTTAACGGCGTTGATCTTCCCACCAGTCGCCTCGATCTCACGTGTAAATCCGTCTGAAACGACTTTAGGCGCATAAGCGATAAGGTCGTCCCCACATATTTTAACGCAAGACCGTGTTCGCTTAGAAAAGACCTTCCTAAGCCCGGACTTAGTCCAAGACTTCTCCCAACAACTTAAGTTGTAGATTGATAGTATTGGCCAAGTAGCACCCAAGCCCATGAGAATTCCAGAGGTTGTCCAGAATTCAGCATTTGAGGCTTCTGACCTGCTAACACGTACAGGACCTACAAGCTGCAGGATGAGCC